GGTCGTTTACGCCTACCCCAAAAAATCCCAGTTTGGCAATTTTAACAAATTGACGCATGAAACTCGAATCCATCCCGCTTTCCGCGCTATCTTTCGACCCCGCGAACCTGCGAAAGCACGGCCGACGTAACCTCGACGCAATCAAAGCGTCGCTGCGCCGCTTCGGTCAGCAGAAACCAATCGTCGTGGATGGGCAGGGAATTGTTTTGGCCGGCAACGGAACGCTTGCCGCGGCGCAAGAACTCGGGTGGACCGAGATCAAGATCGTGCGGACCGAGCTTGTCGGCACGCAAGCGACCGCCTTCGGCATTGCTGACAACCGAAGCGCCGAGCTTGCGGAATGGGACGAGAAACTCGGCGACGTTCTCGCATCGCTCAAGGCCGAGGACTTCCCGCTCGAGGACGTAGGATACGCGGAAAGCGAACTACAGGCACTTCTTCCGAAAGAAGTTCCGCCGCCGGACGAGTTCCCCGCTGTCGATGAGGGGATCGAGACCGAGCATCAATGCCCGAAGTGCGGGTACAAGTTTAGCGGAGGAGCCGCTCCCGCGGAATGAACAAGCCTCCGTATATTGTACCGTCGATGGCCGAGATTGCCTCGCTGCCGTGGAACGGTTACAACGCGATTTCGACCTTTAGCGGGTGCGGCGGCTCATCGCTCGGGTACAAACTTGCCGGATTCCGCGTACTTTGGGCGTCGGAGTTTATTCCCGCCGCGCAGGAAACATATCGGGCGAATCATCCAAAGACAATTCTCGATACCCGCGACATCAGACAAGTAAGACCGGAGGAGATACTTAACGCAACTGGCTTAAAGAAGGGCGAACTCGATCTATTCGACGGCTCGCCGCCTTGCTCGTCTTTTTCGACCGCCGGAGCTAGGGAATCGGGATGGGGTAAGGTAAAGAAGTATTCCGACTCCTCACAGCGAACTGATGATTTATTCTTCGAGTTCGTCCGGCTCATAAACGGCGTTCAGCCAAAGGTCTTTGTCGCGGAGAATGTCAGCGGACTAGTAAAAGGAACCGCGAAGGGTTATTTTCTCGAGATTCTCGCGGCGCTAAAGCAATGCGGATACCGCGTCGCTTGTCGTATCCTTGACGCGCAATGGCTCGGAGTTCCGCAGGGTCGGCAGAGAACAATCTTTGTCGGAGTTCGTAACGATCTCGACCGCGTTCCAGCGCATCCCGATCCGTTGCCGTATCGGTACTCGATAAAAGACGCGCTGCCGTGGATCGGAGGGCGCGGAGTCAATCCGTTTCAAGTAGAGCCGGAGACCGACATTTCGCGCTACGCTATCGGCGCGGAATGGGAGCGAGTAAAGATCGGAGGGCAGTCGGAGAAGTATTTCAGCTTACAGCGTCCGGCTCTCGACCTACCATGCCCCTGCGTTACCCAGACGACCGGAAATACAGGAGCCGCCGGAGTATGTCATCCGACCGAGCGGAGGAAGTTCTCCGTCGCGGAGCTTCGCCGACTTTGTTCGTTCCCTGACGATTTTATCCTGCGCGGAAGTTATGCACAGCAAGTCGAGCGGCTCGGTCGCGCTGTTCCTCCGGTTATGATGATGCATATTGCCGCGACGGTACGAGACCGGATTCTCTCTCGGCTATGAACATTCCGCGAGATTGGACTTTTAAGAACCTCGAAGTTGCTGACGCTTTCGACGCGCACGTCCGCGAGCAACTACCGTGGTACGAGCTTACGACCGGACTCGTCGCGCACGTCGCTCGGCATTACATTCCGCGAAACGGGAAGGTGTATGACATAGGGGCATCAACAGGTAACGTAGGCCGAGCGATTTCTGAAGTGCTAGAAAGCAGGAGTGCAACCCTTACGGCAATTGAAGCCTCGCCCGAAATGTGCGCGAGGTATTCCGGCGCGGGCAAGGTCGTTTGCGCTGATGCTATCGAGTACGACTACAAGAGCTTTGATCTTTGCGTCTGCTTTCTCGTTTTAATGTTTCTTACCCCATTTCAACGGTCGCAACTTCTAAAGCGTCTTCAACTCCTAACAAATTTAGGCGGCGCGATTCTCGTCTTCGATAAATGCGCGCCGGTCGGAGGTTATCCCGCGACAGTCATGCAGCGCCTCGCTCTCGCAGGTAAGGTATCCGCGGGAGCTACTCCGGCTGATGTCATTGCAAAGGAACTTTCGCTCGCCGGAGCACAACGACCTCTTGCGCCGTCGGAGCTACCGAAACACGCCATCGAGGTCTTCCGCTTCGGAGAATTTGCAGGATGGATTATTGAAGCGTCATATCCGCAAAATTAAATGACCGACGAGCCGAAGAACCCCGCCGAGATTCTGGCGAAGGCAAACGTCGCCAACATCACAAAAAAGCTCCGAGCGGGAAAGACGCTAACAACCGCGGAGCGCAAGGCACTAACCGAGTTCGATAATCAGTCCGGCGACGGGGAATGGGTCAAGGACACCGCCGCTCTCGCTCGGGAGCTGGGTCTCTCCCGCCAAGCAATCTACGACGCCCGCAGCCGCTTCCCGACCGAAGCTCCGGCGAAGGGACCGGACGGCCGCAAGGAGAACCTCGAAGCGTGGCGCGCCTTCTGCGCGGCGAAACTGATCGGCAAGGACACCGCGACGAAGACGCTCGCCGACCTCAAGGCCGACCTGATGCGCGAGCAGATCAAGCTCGCTCGAAACAAGAACCGGCGCGAGGAAGGCGACTCAATCGACCGCGAGGTGGTCGAGGAGATGCTCGCGCTCCTCGGCCAAAAGCTCGACCTGCTGCTGCGACTGAAGCTCGAAGTCGAACTCGGTCCTCGCGTCGCGGGAAAGACAGCGGCCGAGGCTAACCTCGAAGGCCGAGAGATTCTCGACGAGATTCGCGAGGTCATCTCCGGCAACATCGCGACCTTCGAGGGAGAGGCGATCAAGCGGTCGCGGACGGACGACGCCGAGTGATTCGTACTGTCCGAAAAATAGTTGGAAAAAGTGCTTTACTAACCGGAGCGGTTGGGTTTTGCTCTGTCTCGTCAACAACGACAACCAACTAAAACAACGACGATGAACACCAACGCCAACCACCTCGACAGTATCACCCGCAAGCTGACGATGTTCCGCTCCTTCTCCGCGCTGCTCACCGCTGAAGGCAACTACCGCCCGAGCTTCTACCTGACCAAGGGCAAGCTCGGCGAGAACCTCCAGAAGCAGACGCTGGCGATGGCCTACGACGATCACCAGCAGATGCGCGGAGACAGCCGCCGAGCCTATCGAGGCAACTGGTGATTCCCGCGGGGCCGGCCTAAAAAACCGGCCCCAAACTTTCTCGAAAATAATTCTTGCAATACCCGACCGCTTCGGTTTTCCTCTTCCTCGTTAAGTTAAACCAACAACAAAAAACAACGACCATGACCACGCTCAACATCATCTCCCGCCACTCGAAGCTCTCCGAGGCTGTCATCGCCGCCGGAGTCGATCTCTCATACAACGAGCCGCTCGCCCGCGCCGATCTCGCTCGCGACGACCGCGACGCCAAAATCACCGAGACGTTTGTGGTCAGCAACGCGACCACCGGAGAGGTCGAGGTTTGGTACCGCTACAACTGCGATATTCAGCTGCTCAACAAATACAGCCCGTTCATCCATTGCCTGCGCGATGGCAATTTTTCGCCGGTCGCGGTCAAGGACCACTCGATTGAAATTGGAGAGCCGATCCTTCGCCGCTCAATGCGGAAGCAGATCGGGCAGCACGGATTCACGGTTGCGCTTCCCTGATCTCTACGGGGCGGGCTAAACACCCGCCCCAATTTTTTCTCAAAATAGTTCTCGACAAAGCAAAGCGCTTCGGTTCTAGTCTGCACATCGACAGCGAAACCAAATCAAAAAAACAACGACAATGACCACCACGACGATCAACGGATACCGAGTCAGCGTAACGCCAGCGAGCATCGAGTTTTCGAGTCAATGCTGGATTACTCGCGGAAAGTTCTCCGGCTCTCTGGGCTATGCGGTCGACACCGGAGAGCTTCACTCAGACGAGAGCGGAGTTGATGCTCCCATCGACTTCGATACGGTGGAGCGGATTCACAAGTGGGCCATCGCGAACGGATGGTAAGCCTCACGGGGCCGACCTAAAAACCGGCCCCTTTTTTTCTTAAAATAGTTCTCGACAAAGCAAAGCGCTTCGGTTCTCCTCATCTCGTAATCAACAACGACAATGACCACAACGATCCAATCCCGCACCTACACCGTCGAGCCGCTCGAAGTCGGACCGCTCGTCGCAGAACTTCTCATCGCTCGCGGATGCGAGCCTCGGTACTACGTCGCGACCGGCGTTCGCGGCGCGGTCTTCCTTGCGGTCCGCTGCGCGAAGACGGGAATCTTCAGCCGCTCTTGATCCGATAACCCCGACCATGCAAACAGCGATCATCGGCAAGACGTACACCGGAACGATGGCCCATACGCGATTGGTCAAGAATCGCGGCGGCTACTACACGGGCTATCGCAAGCAAGCCACGGGCAAAATAATTGAGGTAACGTGCCGCGCAGACTGTTTTCAAGCTGGCTGGTACTGGGGAGAGTGGATCGAGACGTGCGAGGATCGACGCAAGGTTCGCAACTGTTTTCATCCAGAGATATTTGAGCGGCTCCAACTCAAGGCACCATGAATGATGCACCCAAGACGATGACCGACGAGGAAAAGGCCGTCGCGGCTTTCAACGAGCTTCGCGCTTTAGCTCGGCCTGCCGCCAAGAAGACGGGCGAGAAGCTCATCGCCTATCCGTCCTACATCATTTCTCCGACGGGTTCGGTTTGCGATCCGGTGTCGGAGGTGACGTGGTGGGTGCGTCACGAACTCGATCTGTACGAAGAAGGACAGGAGACGGATCTCACGGAGAGAACCGCAAAGCTCGCTCGTCAATTCCTCAAGAAGCACGCGCCACATCTCCAATCCGTTTGACCATGAACGACGCCCCAAAAAATCCCGCCGCCGTCGCGCTCGGCACGCTCGGCGGGCGCGTGAAGAGCGAACGCAAGGCCGCGGCTGCGCGGCTGAACGGCAAGCGCGGAGGACGGCCGCGGAAGGCGCAAGTCGCGCCGGTTGCAACATGACCGAGGCCGAGCAAGCGCTCGCAAAGTTCCAACTGTCGAAGCCCGACCGCGCCCCGATCTACGAGTGGGCGCGGCGACACGTTCAACTGCCGGAGAGCTACGCGACGAGCGGACCGTTCAACGCGAAGATCACGCCGTGGCTGATTCCGATCTTCGACGCGCTGCAAGACCCCGCGGTGCGGCGCGTGCACTTCCGCAAGGCCGTGCAGATCGGCGGGACGCTTGTCGCAGATGTCTGGGTGCCTTGGCTTATTGCGAACGACGCCGGACCGATCAGTTGGACGATGCAGACCGAGGACATGGTCGAGCGTCACGCGAAGTCGCGGCTAATGCCGCTCCTCGAACGGTGCAAGCCGGTCGCTCGGATGCTGCCGAAGCACGGCGCGAATCGCTCCCAGACGGAGATTTATTTCGGCGGCTTCTTTCTCACGCTCAATCCCGCGAACATTTCGACCCAGCAGTCGCAGTCGATCCGGTACAAGATCAACGACGAGATATGGCTCCCGCGCTGGCAGGAGGTGTACGGTCACGCCGTAGCTCGTGTGAGCAAGTTTGAAGAGGTCGGCCGCTCTAAGATTTACAACGTGAGCCAAGCGCCGGTCATGGACGCGGACACCGGAAACGTCGAGGACTCGTCCTACCGCTCCGGCGATCAACGCGAGTGGCACGCGGAGTGCGCCGGCTGCAAGCAGCTCGTGCCGGTAGTCTTCGAGCATCTCCTTGAAAACGGAGACCGCGGCGGCGTCGTCTGGGACAAGACTGCGAAGCGCGATGACGACACGCTGGACGTTGCGCGTGCGGTCGAGTCCTGCCGGTTCCGCTGCTTCCGCTGCGGACACGAAGTCGCGGACGAGGAGCGGACACGCGCCGAGTGGCGGCGCACCGGACGCTTCCTTGCCACCAATCCGACCGCGCCAAAGGAGGTCACGAGCTTCCGCATCGAGGCGCTTGTCTCGCGGCCGATGAAGTTGATCGTCGAGGAGTTCGCGCTCGCGCACAATCACGCGATCCGAACGGGCGACGATACGATGCGGCAGGAGTTTAAAACGAAGCGTCAGGCGCTCCCGTGGATCGTAGAACGGAAGGTGCTCAACGTCTTCGTTCCGAAGTCGGATTATGCGGTCGCGGACTTCGCCGACGGCAAGCCCATCGAGCACGAGGCGCTGCGAATGATGGCAATCGACCGCCAGCAGGACCATTGGTGGGTCGAGATCGGAGCTTTCTCGACGGCAACGGGTCCGCGGTATCGGCAACTTTGGTTTGGCCGAATAGACACGCGCACCGGCCTACGGATGATCCAGCAGCGATACAAGGTCGCCGATCAATGCGTCGCGCAGGACCGCGGCTATCGGCCGGCCGACGTGGACCACGACTGCGCGGAGTTCGGCTGGCGCTCGATGCGCGGATACGGCCGAAGGACGTGGACGATGCGCGACGAGAACACGGGACAGATCATCAACTTCCCGTTCAGCGAACCGCACGCGAGCGATTACCGCGGCGGCGACGTTTGGTTCTACAACTGGTCCGGCGACTACTTCAAGGACGTCCTACAGTCCGCGCTTGAAGGAAAAGGCGACTTGAAGTGGGAAATGCCGTCGGACGTAAATCCGCTTTACCTTGAGCACCTCAAGGGCGAGACGAAGACCGAGGTGCGCGCTGGCGTCTGGGAATGGCGCGAGACAAAGGTCAACGCGCCGAATCACGGCCTCGATACCTCGGCGATGCTGCTCTGTATGGCGACGATTGCGAACGTCCTTCGCTACACGCCGCCGACCGTAACGGCTACTTGAGCCGCTGACCGATCTTGTATTGCCGGTGCTCCGAGTCGTCGGCGATCTGCGCGAGTAGATTCTGCGTGCCAGTCGAGGCGTCCGCGTAAATGCGGTCGATCTCGGCGCAAATCTTGCGCTCGTAGTCGAGCAGAACACCGAACGAGGACTGGTTCGAGAACGTCATCGGATCGGGGAACCGGCCGGCGTCAGCGGCAGCGTTGCGTCCAATCGCGGCGAAGTCCACCGCTTCGCCTTGTCCGATGGATCGCTCGACGACCTTGTCATACGCGGCCTCGTAAGCGCCATACGCTTCGCCGAGGAAGTCGTGATCCGCGAAGTACGTCGGACCCTTGGCGGCATTATGCGCGGCGTGAGCGTAGAGTTGCGCGGCGCGAAGCAAGGTTGCGAGAATGTCCATAGATGGAAAGCGCCCGCTTTTAACAACGGCGCGCTCTTCAAATGGGATCGCTGTCTAATCCGTTCTTCGGTATCGACACCGGCACGCTGAACACGCTGAAGACTAAAGTCCTCGATGCGATTCAAGCGGTGCTCCTCAATCAGAGCTACAGTTTGAACGGCAAGTCGGTCAACCGTGCCGATTTGGACAAGCTGAATCTTATGCTCGGTCAGTTGCAGGCCGCGATTGACGACGCGAACAACGAATCCACGACCGTCTCCTACGTCTCGTTCAACGGCTTCTAATCTATGAGCAATGTCCCGCCGTTCGATCCGACTCCGATCATCGCGAACCGTCCTTGGTTCGAGCGGGCGCTTGAAGCCGTTGCTCCGTCCTATGCGCTGAAGCGCCTTGAAGCCCGCGTGCAGCGCGAGCTCTTCTCGTACAATGCGAGCGTCACGAATCGCATTTACGCTCCGCGAACCTACGGTCAGCCGAGCGAATCTACGCAGACGACCCGCTCCCGCGTCGTAATGATGTGGGAGGCTCGTGAACTCGTCGAAAACGTTCCTCAAGCCCGCGCCGTTTCGCGCAAGTTCGGTCAGTACCTCACGCCGCACGAGTATTCACCGACGACAGGTGACAAGAAATACAACGACCTCGTCAACGAGTTCTTTCACGACTGGTGCAAGCGGTGCGACATCAGCGGCCGACACTCGTTCAAGAAGCTCATGCAGCTTGCTGCGGAGGAACGTCCGGTCGATGGCGACTGCGGCTTTGCGATTCGCCGTGTCGATGGCGGGCTGAAGATTCAACTGATCCCTGCGACGCGCATAGGAAATCCTAACGCGCTCGGAGCCGAATCGGATAACTACTTCCAAGGCGTTATCGTTGATGAGTACGGCAAGCCGGTCGCGTATCGAATCTATCGCGTCACTCGTGAAGGTGTTTACTTCGGCGCGGAGGACATCGCCGCGGAAAACTTCACGCACTACTTTGATCCCTTCCGCATCGACCAGATGCGTGGCGTGACGGACTTTCATTGCAGCGAGCGAACGATTCGGATGCTCAACGAGATTCTGGAAGCCGAGAAGGCCGGAGTCCGCTTCGCTTCGCAGCAGGCCGCGCTCGTGTTCTCGGATCGCGGTACCGCCAATCCGCGAAACCTTTTCCAAGCCGGACCTCCGAACGTCACGCTGCCGAATGGTCAGGAGCAGCAGAACGAGTTCTCGCAGGTCGCGACGATTCGTTACTTCGGCAATGCCGACCGCATCGAGCTGATGCCGTCGCGCCCGTCGAACGCCTTTTCTGGCTTCATCGCGCATCTGATGCACGAGATCGCTATCGGCACGGGAATCCCGCAGGGCGTTCTTTTCGGCACCGAGGATTACACCGGACCGAGTGTTCGTGCGGAGTTTGCCGCGGCCGACCGCGTGTTCGCTCGGCATCAGGGCGTTCTGCAAGACAAGGTTCTCGACCCAATCAAGAACGCGGTTCTCCTCGATGCCATCGCTCGCGGGGAACTCGCGCCGCCTCCGTTGCAGGAAGGCGAGACTTTGGTGCAGGCGCTCAAGCGTGCAACGAAGGGCGAGTGGCGTTTCCCCGCTAAACTGACCATTGATGTCGGTCGCGAGTCTGCGGCAAACATGGCCGAGAATCGGCAGGGCGCGAAGTCGCTACAGGAGATCGCCGCGAGCGAAGGCACCGACGCCTTTGGCCGTCTTGAACAGATAGCCGCTGAGGCTGCATACGTGAAGGAATTGTCGACGAAGTATGGCGTGCCCGAGACTGCCATTCGAATGACCGTTCAGCAGCTACCGGCGAATCCGTCGATGGCTGCGGCTCTCGGAGACAATGTAACGCAGGATGCGATTGACGCGGTTAACGCTACGACTGGAAAAGGCCCGACCGATACCGCAAATCCTGAGGAAACCCCGACGACGGAAATTCCGACCGACACCAGCCGAGAGCAAGACCTCGCGACGACGACCGGCGGCACCGCGCCATCGCCGGACAAGGCGCAGTTAATCGAGGTGAACTTCGCCGCGGATTCCTACCGGCCTACCGCTGGGATGGCGTCGAACGCTCGCCGCGCTCTCGAAGTCCGCGCCAGCAAGCCGCCGTCGCAGCGCGGGATGACCGCCGTCGGAATCGCTCGTGCTCGCGACATTCAAAACCGCAAGGAGCTTTCTCCCGATACGGTTCGCCGGATGAAGGCGTATTTCGACCGTCACGAGGTCGACAAGCGCGGAGAAACGTGGTCCGACAAGGGCAAGGGATGGCAGGCTTGGATGGGATGGGGAGGCGACGAGGGCCGAGCGTGGGCGAACGCCATAGTTGAGCGGCTCAACAAGGAGCGGCAGCAGAACAGCGCGCCGGACGAGAACCGCGTCGAGCTTTCTGCTCGCGTGGAAGTTGAGAAACTACTCGTGCCGGAAATGAAGCCTAGCGCCGAGCAATGGCTTGATGCCATCATCGACTACCGGAGGAGGTTTGATACGAAAGCCGAGACCGCGATTCAGCCGGTGACGGAGGGCAAGTCGCTTATCCAGTTGGCCGAGAAGAAGTCGAACGAACAGCAATTCATCATGCCAACGCCGGAGAAAGGCGAAAAAGGCGATGACTTTTTGAGTCGCTGCATGGCGAATCCGACAATGAACAAGGACTATCCCGACAACGCGCAGCGATACGCGGTTTGTCAGGCGCAACTTAAAGGACGGAGCTAATCTATACAATGGACACCCAGACCCAGATCGAACGGCTGATCGAGCTTGCTATCGTTCAACGCACCGAGCTGAAGCAGCTCGTCGAACAGTTGCCTTCGCTTCGCGAACATCTCAACGCCGAGGTCGAGCGCACCATCGAGGAAGTCGAGCCGCAGCTTCGCGCCGAGCTGGAGGAGTTCTGCGACAAGCGCGCAGTTGACGCAAACGCGAAGGTCGGGTCCGCGCTCGAAGCGAAGATCGTCGAGCTCTCGAAGAATCTGGAACTGACGACGCAGGCTCGATATAGCGCGATCAAGGAGCAGGAGCGCAAGGTCGAGGAGCTTCGTCAGCTTGCCGAAAAGAAGATCGAAGGACACGTCGCTGCGCTGCCGGAAGCGGTCAAGGAAATCGTCGATGCTGAACTTGCTCGTTTTCCTCGCGCTGGAGAGATCGACCAACTGCGGAAGGAGTTTGCTGAACCTCGCGGGCTAAATCCTCGCGGCAAATGGCTTCCGACCGAGACCTACAACAAGCTCGATCTCGTGACGTGGAACGGCGACTCCTACGTCTCGAACATCGACGGCAACAAGGAACGTCCTGCTCGCAATTCATCGACGTGGACGCTTTCGGCTGCGCGTGGAATCGGCGGCGGCGGTCCTTCCGATTTAAGCGCGCTGACGGCGGTGCCGAGCAACGGATCGCTGTTGATTGGCTCCGGTACGAGTTGGGTGAATGGCAACATAGTCGCGGGCGCTGGCATCAACGTCACGAATGGAGCGGGCTCAATCACGATCTCCGCGACCGACGGCGACATCACGCTCGACGACGGCACCGCGGCCTCGCCTTCGCTGCATTTTACGAACGATCCCGACACGGGGCTTTATCGTCCGGCCGCGAACACGCTCGGCATCTCGGTCAGCGGCACTCAAGTCGCTTACTTCGACGAAGACGGTCTCACTATACCGGACGCTGGAGTTAACGCCGGAGGCTCAATCCATGCGGCAAACGGCAACGCGAACAATCCGTCGCACTCATTCACGAGCGATCAGGATACGGGCTTTTTCCGGCGCGCCTCGAACGAGATCGGCGTCGCGCTAGGAGGCACGCTGTACGCGACGCTTGATTCGACGACGTTCTCGATCACGCCTGCTTTGGCTGTAACCGGAGCCGGCACGTTTGGCGGCAACCTCACCGTCAACGGAACGGGTGTAAGCCAGATTTTCGGCACCATGCTTGTCGGATCACAGACCGCAATCGGTGCGTCCCTCGACGTTCAGACCGCAAGCGGCACGGCTTCAACGTTCCGACTATTCCAGTCTGGAGTCAGCAACTGGGTTTGGTCTGTACCGGCCTCGACCGATGCGCTGGTGCTTTCGCAGTACGGAACCAACGAGGCGATGCGGTTTGATAGCAGCCGGAACGCCACCCTCGCGGGCAACCTCACCGCCAGCGGGACGGGGACAAATCTTCTGGACGCTGGAACCGGAACAGACCCGTTGCGCATTAACTCAACGGCGGCTTCTCCAACTTGGATCAAGATGACTTCGGGAGCCACTACACTTGGCTCCATTGCACGAGTTGGTAATGATTTTGT